GCGTTCACCATCAATCGCGGACGAAGGCTGCGCTGATGTACGAAACGTTCTTCATGATCGGCGTGATCGTTTCGCTCATCATTGCGCTGCTCGTCGCCATTCCGGTCGTGACCGGGGCGGTGCAATTCTGGATCTATTACGCGCGCATCCTGCGCAACGTACGAAAAAAAGATGAAGAAGCCGCGAAACAACAAATACCTCCAGCTGCTTGAAACCGATCTCGCGCTCGAACGCGCGCGCAACGAAAAGCTCGAGAAGAATCTCGACTTCTTTCAGGGCAAGTGCGAACGCCTCGAACTCGCGATGGCCAGTAATCCCGCGGCGCAGCAAAGCTACGCGTCGGAAACCACGAGCGTGCGCAAGCCGCCGCCGACGGGCGGCGGCCAAGTCCAGCTCCCCGGTCGCATGCCGTTCGCGGAACTGAAACGCCGCTGGACGCAGAAGACGGAAGCGGAGCAAAACGAGATCATCGAAAAGGGCGAGTGGGACGTCACGAAGGAGGCGAACAACAATGCAGGGCAGTGAAACTTTCGACGGGAAAATGGCCGGCAACCGGCAGCTGGTCGATCGCTACAACGAAGCCAAAGGCAAAAAGAAAAGCGAGAAGCATCAAGCGAAGCCGAAAACAGGCGGCGGCGAATCAGGCGGCGCGCACGGTGCCGGCGGCCACGACGAGATCAAGCAGATTGTGGGCGAACACGGCCCGGCGCATTCCGTCAGCATCCATCACCGCGGCGAAGCGCATCCTGACGGCAAATACCATACCGTGTCGCACCACGAAGACGGTCACGTGCATCACGCCGATCACGATACGCTCGGCGACGCGCACGAGCATGCCGCGCACGCGATGGACGATACCGAGCACCTCGGCGACATGCCGAAGGATGATTACGAAGTCGCCGAAGAACACGGCGACATGGAACGCGAAGGCTCGGGATCGAGCGGAACGTCGCGCGTCGGCTACATGAGTTGATGAGCGAGCACAAAGACTCCAAAGCGGCGGTGCTGTATTTCAAGCCGAAATCGATCAACCGCGCCGGCGGCGCGCGCTGTGGTGCGTGCTGGAAATTTATCCGTAATACCGGAGAGTGTCTTGAAGTTTCTGGAGACATCGCCGCTCGAGGTGTCTGTGGTTTATACGTCAACGGCGTTCCGCATCCAACTCGTTTGGACCATACCTGGCGGATCACCAAAATCTCGAAGGAAGAATCCGGCTACACCGACGAAGGGGATTCGCATTGCGTAGCCTGCGTGCACATGGCGAATCCGGGCAACGCTTCGAGCCCGTGCGAGGAAGTCGAAGGCCTCATCGAACAGCGCGGCTGCTGCAACGAATATGAGCCAAGATGACATCAACGCGAACGCTGCGATCCTTTCACAGGAAATTGTGCGCAAGGGTTTTCATCGTTTCCCGCAGTCCGAGATCGCGCTCGTGAATCCGGCGCTGTGGCCGCAGATCGCGCCGCTGCTGTTCGCCGCAGGTTATCCGTTCCGCGCCATGCAATCGGCGCACGTGCCGCCCGGCGAAGTGTGGTTCGTCGACATCAGTCAGAACCTGCTCGGACGCATCGTGGGCCTTGCCATTTCGAGCGGAACCAAGGCGCACGTCACGCAGGACGATTCGCTGGATTTCATCGACAACGAGGCGGACCAGGCGAAGGTCGGAAAACAGGAGAAACGCCGCAAGAAAGATTCGTTGCTGTGAAATTCGCGAAGCCTGCGCTCGTGGTTACTGCGCTGATCCTCGTCGCGTACCTGATCTTCCTTCGCAATGTGACCCGCAAGCCGTGCGACCGCGTCTGCAATCTTTCGCAGTGCGGCTGCGTCGAAACCTGCCCGCACGAGAGGTGAAATGCCCGCATCCGAAGTGATGAAGTTATACCGCCAGAAAAAGCTGCACAGCGGACCTGGCGGACCGATCGTGAAATCGAAGAAGCAAGCCACCGCCATACAGATCAGCATGGCGCGCAAAGAAGGCCATCACATTCCCGAAGTCAAAGGCTCGATGCAGCAGGGCGGCTTGGTGCCCGAAACGGGAAGCTACAAACTTCATGAAGGCGAACTCGTGACGCCGGTGAAGGAAACGCAAACCGATCTTTTCGCAAAGTCTGAAACGCCGCCGCCGCGCACGCCGACCGGACCGCAGCTCGGATACCGGCCGCCGAAGCGCTTTGCGTCATCGAGTCCCGGCGGCGCTTTCGAGCGCAAGAGGTGAAACGATGGCCGAGAAGTGGATGCAAAAAGTTTCAACCGGCATCAAGAAGCGCGGGACGGAAGGCGTGTTCAGCGCCGCGGCGCACCGCGCCGGAATGAGCACACGCGCCTACGCGCAGAAGAAAAAACACGCCGGCGGAAAGCTGGGCAAGCGCGCGAATCTCGCGCTCGCTTTTATGGGCGCAAAGCATGGCGGATGAAGCGGATCTCGGGCAAACGCACGACGAAGGCATCGAAGAGGAAATCGAGGAATTTGCGCCGGGGGAATTATGCGCGGTCGACGCCGTCACCGAGGAAGATAAAGTCGATCTCGAGGAGGAAGACGACTCCGGCTTCTCGCAGGAGGAAAAAGAAGGCATCCTCGCGGAACTGTGCAACGCCGCGACGCAGCGCGATCTTACTTCCTATCGCCTTGAAGTCCGCGACGCTTGGAAAGCGCGGTATTTCTGGCGCGGCAACCAGTTTCTTCTGCCGGGCCGTAACGGCGCGTGGGTGCTGCCGCAGCTTATCCTCGTCGGCGGGCAAAGCTACGACGATCACCAGTCGGAAACAAATATTTATCTGGCCTTCGGCCAAACCATCATCGCCTCGCTGACCGCGGGAACTCCGAGCGTGCGCTTCGAGCCGGACGATCCCACGAATCCCGCGGACGTTGGCGCAGCGGAAAATTCCGAAGGTGCGCGGCGCTTGATCGAACGCGCCAACAACATGATCGTTCTGCAAGAGGATCTGGCGCGCTACTTGTGGACCGATTCACGCTGCGTCACGCTCACGCGCTACGTCATCGATGGCCAGCGTTTCGGCTACGAGCAGCGCAGCGATCTCGAAGACGAGATGGGATACCTGCCGGAACTCGGCGAAAAGATTGGCGAGGAAGCGGGCGAAGCGGAAGTTGAATTCGATCGCGGCGAACCGCGCGGGCAGGAGATCATCGAGCATTTCGGCGCGCTCGAATCGAAGCTGGCCATTCAGGCCAACTCCATCGAGGAATGCGACTACCTGATCATCGCGAAGGAACGCGACCTTGCGCGCATGAAGACGAAGTATCCGCGGAAGGCCGACAAGATGCAGCCGATGCAGACGCCCACGGCCAACACCGAGTATATGCGGCTCGCGCGCACCTCTATCATGACCGGCATGCGTCCGTCGAAC